AATGTTACGTAATCACCATTTTCCAGGAAGGCTCCCAGCCCCATACGCTGCCTGGCATTTATAATTGCGTATTCGGATCGATTAAGCCTTTTCATCAGTGTGCCGACGGAAATGATACCCCAATTTTCTTCCAGATACTCTTTTTCTTCTTTTGTCCAGTTCTTTTCCTGCCCCATATTATTACCTGCCGCTTGCGCTCCGGCATCCCTCCTTTGCGATTTATAAGTTCAAGCTCATTTGCCCCTTGCAATTTTTTTCTTTTTTTATAGTGGAGAATATCGGTGTATTTCCCCGTCTTTATCCTCTGACATAAGGGCATCAATTTCATTAAAGCAAAAATCTTTGCACTTATTTATTGACAGTGCATTTACGGATCTGTTTTTGATGACGCAGATAGATTCACAAGTGCAATGGTTACAGTATCGGCAATATTGTTTCATTCGCTTTGCACCTCCTCGTCAGACCGGGCACACCAAGGCAATCCGTAAGGATATTCACAGACGTAAAAAATGCCCTCTTCAACCTCAACCCTAAACGCAAGCGGACAATCCGCACATGGATCAGTATTTTCCTTCACCATAATTCATCCTCGTCGGCGGCGAGCCGGCAGTAAAGCATATCACAGCCCCATATTGTTTTTCCATACATATCAATCCAATCAGCATAAGGGCAGTCTGCACAACCCTCTGAAGGTTCTTCAGCGATTAATTCCCGTTCATCTGCTTTAGCCATCTTCTTCTCTCCCCTCCCGTCAGGCTTTTCTGCTTATCTGCTTTTTCCCGAATTCCTCCTCGAGTTCAATCAAAAATTCTTCTGCTTGCTTAAGCCCCTTGATCTTGCGCACATTACAACCAAGTCGCTGCAGTTCGCCTATCTGCCATTTCTGTAGGTCGGAAAACCGTCCTATCTCTGTTTTTAATTCTACGAAGTATATAACTCCTCCGGGAAATATGTATATCTCATCCGGTACGCCTGGGTTATCTGGACTTACCCATTTACGGGCGATCCCTCCCAATTCTTTTACTTTCTTGTTTAACCATTCTTCCAAGATATTTTCATCTCGCCTATTCTTTCTTGCCATTGTTTATTGCCTCCCTTCCCCGTTCGTCAAGGATATTCACTAATTCATTTACCATGTGCGCTACCAATGGCTTTGCTCCGTGTTTTCGGATCAGCCGGTATCCTTCTTGTGATATGGCATCGAGGTTCTCCTCTGTCGCCGGAACCGTCTTCCACTTTAACCACCAGCCATTATAGACATCCCGGAAGACCGCCGCAATTTCTTGATCTGTCATAGCAATTCCTCAATTCGGACATAGATTCCCGGCACTTCCGCCCAAAACTTTTCAATTACCTCGGAGGCTACTTGTACGTCGTCTGTCCAGTAGCCTAGTTTCGTCATGACATCCTTTAGTGTCTTAACCATGTTATCAGTGTCGGGCTTCGTGATCTTGTATTCGCCGTCCCTATGCTTTCCGCGATTTCCTCGCGGGAAACACCACTTTGTAATTAATCTCACGGGACCGGTATGCTTCTCTGCCGGCACATGTTTAGACAGGTGCGCCTCCAGCTTTGCCCGTACTGCTTCCAGTTCTGCCGGTTCGTAAAACACCGGCTTACCATTCACCACTCTTACTTGTTTTTCCTGATGTGTTTTAGTAGGGGGTATGAGTGGCAGGAAAAATTCAGTTGTCATACGCTTTACTCCTTTAAATCGCTAAATTTATTTTTTTAAGACAATTTTTTTTGTCAGGGGGCAGTGTCGGACAGGGCTACATGGGGCGGAGCCTACAGCCCCATGTTCCTGTTCACACCTGACCCGTCAGGGACAGACATTGATATATATACGTAGTATATATATTGTCCCTGTCTTTGTCCCTGGGGTCAAAACCGAGTTTTTTCGATATTGTCCGTCTATCAAGACATTGGGGACAAAACAGAATAAAATCGATATTGTCCCTAGAGACATTTACTCGTTATTGTCGGTTTTGTCCCTGTCCAGACGCTTTATTTTGTCTTTTATAATGACATAACCACCGTGCTCTTTTACTCGTCTGCGGACTGTTTTTTCGGACACTCCGAGATATTCCGACAATATTTCTATGGTAACCGGTTCCCCTAAATTTGCACTTGAAATTGCCTCTTCAAAGGAATCTTTGCGCTCTTGCTCCCGTTCCTTTGGCGTTTTTTTACGCCCAAGGTTCTTCATGCTCCGTTCCCTTCCAGTCATTTCGCATTCCGGCTTTACATCATTCAAGGCCCCCGATTTATCCATGCAATGCACCGGGTAATCAAACCAGATATTGACCGGATCGAATTTCGGGAACTCCCGGAGCGTACCCTCCAACCGCCATGCGGTCATTATTTTTACGGCTTCTTTTGCTTCGTTTATGGCCTTGTCCAAGTCCCCCAGCTTTGCATAATAACGCTTCTTTTCGCAGTATTCCATCATCGTTCTGCTGTTCAGTTCATCGTCCTGAGATAAGTCCTCATCCCAATCGACGTTATTGAGATTCAGCCAGTCAATGCAGGCCCGGCAGACCGCTTTATTTTCTTCCTGCGCCCGTATGTCTTCTGATACTTCCAACTCGATCAGATCCAGTAATGCATCGGGATCCCTGGCAAATACACCGGAGCCTGACGAACGGTCCATGCTCCGCTTACTGCCTTGACTGCCTTTGCTGTGATGGTGACAGTAGATTACCGCCGCGCCCAATTCCGTGCATACTTTGTCGAACTGGTTGCAAAAGGCTGCCATCTGATCCGCACTGTTTTCGTCGCCGGTGATAACCTTGTAAATGGGGTCAATCACAATGGCTATATAGTTCTTTTTCGCCGCTCTGCGGATCAATTTGGGCGCTAATTTGTCCATGGGTACTGATTTACCTCTAAGGTTCCAAATATCGATATTAGAGGCGTTTACGGGCCTTAAACCCATTCGCTTATATACATCCGCAAAACGGTGCAAGCAACTCGCACGGTCAAGCTCTAAGTTTACATACAGTACTTTTCCTTGCGCACAGTGCCATCTGAGCCAATCAATTCCCTCGGCGATAGAAATACACAACCCAATCTGTAGAAACGATTTCCCGGCCTTTGACGGCCCTGCCAGGAGCATTTTATGGCCCTGCCGCAGGACCCCGCCGATTAGGCTGGGAGACAGCTCCGGCAGATTGTTCAGCAGGCTGTCGAGGGTTTCCGGATCCGGCAGATCGTCATTGACGCTCTCGATCCAGTCCACCCACTCCATCCAAGAATCCTTACCGATGTTGGTATCAATCAAGAACTGCTTTTGACCGTTGCGCGTGATACCCGGCATCCGAGAGAGACGGGACGGATTGCGGTTTTGCCGGTCGATAGAAATTCCGTTCTTTTTGCAGACGTCATACAGATAATCAACCCGTTTCTGGTATTCCTTGTAGTCTATTGCGTCTACTTTTACAATGGCGTGCAGGCTTCTTTTACCGCTATGCACCAGGCAGGCAATTGGCAGTTCCAGATCCCGAAGAATCGCGTTCTGCTTCTCAATTTCCATATCATCGGACTCCACAAGGGCATAGCGGTAATCAGTCACATTTTCGTTTTTACATCCTTTTCCATCCAATGGATTAAAGCGTATCCACGCGCCGGCCTCTTCTTTGTAATCGCCTAAAACTTTGCCGAGGTCGCCCTTGCACTTGCTTAACTGTTCAATTAATTGTCCTGCGGTCCGGTCATAGCTCCCTCTTGTTGGTAGATATTTTCCGTCTTCATTTTGCCAGGATTCCGTTACGTATCCCACGTTATCAGAGGCTTCGAACAGGGTTCCGATGTATGTAATCAGGTCTGCTATGGGGTTCCATGTTTCGCTCGGGGCTTCAATTTCCTTGTCTTCTACCCAGTTCTTATTGATAATAACCAGGTTGTCCTTGTCGCCTGAAATCTCGTCCTCCCAACCAATTTCATGCCCCGGATCGTATTCCGGCACCCATCCTTGTTCCCTGGCAAGCTGTACAATGGTGCCACCAGTGACAGGGACTCCGGTACCGCGAAATGTAATCCATTTCTGATAACATTCATTGGGGTGATATCGCCCCGGATCCTTTGCACTCCAGGCATCCCAGTCTGCCGTATCGTAACCTTCTTCTTTCAAGGCCATCCCGACATTTACCCAGTCCTGATAACACAATTCCGACGGGTCTATATGGTTTAAAACTTTCAAAAGGTCTGTCCTCTGATCCATTCGCTCATACTCCTTAATCCGGTCTATACTCATTCGGGTGGATGTCACGAGGTACCCGCCATCCATTCGCTGCGATTCGGTCGATTAAATTTTTTGCCTGATCAAATTTCCATTCTCCTACATGCTCAAAGCCTTTACCCTCCAGGCAGCGGATCTGCTTTGGTGTGGTGAGTCCTTCTTCTCGGCGCTTATTCAGGCGGTCTAATATCTTCGCAGCCTTGCCGGCATTATCGATCTCATCCGGGTAGATTCCCAGTTTTTCCAGCGTCTTTACCTGTCGCTCACTCGGCGGCGACATTTCCCATCCAAACGCCGGTATATAACCCGATAGATCTTCGGCCTGGATGCTCATTTCAAATTGTAGGGGATCCACCAGTTTTTTCTTGCGGTGTTTCATTTCCCGCAATTGCTTGGCCAGGGCTTCCTCCCGTTGTGATACCACATCCTCGGAGGCCTTTGCTTCGGCTTCCTCAATATCCACCGGGTAACCGGCCGCCTCGATGTTCTTGGTCATAGCCTGCGCCACTTCCTCATTCACGCAAATCAAGTGCGCGGGATGACATAACTCGTGTCGCTCGGTGTGCCAGAGGAAGTCTAACAGCAGCAGATCGGTCTTGCCAGGGTGTAATCTGGTTCCTCGTCCTACCATTTGACTGTATAGGCTGCGTATTTTCGTGGGACGTAATACAACGATGCAATCCACACTGGGACAGTCCCAGCCCTCTGTTAATAACATGGAGTTGCATAGTACGTTATAATCCCCACGATCAAAGGCTTCGAGAACTTCCGACCGGTCTTTGCTCTCCCCGTCTACCTCTGCCGCGCGAAATCCTTTTTCGCACAGAATATCGCGGAATTTCTTACTTGTGGCGACCAATGGGAGGAATACGACAGTTTTACGATTGGCACAATAGCCCGCCATTTCGTCGGCGATCTGGTACAAATACGGATCAAGGGCAGATCCCAAATCTCCCGCCTTAAAATCCCCCGACTGTGTCCCCACACCGGTCAGATCCAGTTTCAGCGGAATTGTTACCGCTTTGATTGGGCTTAAGTATCCCTCTCGAATAGCTTTGGGTAAGGTATATTCATATGCCAGAGATTCAAAGCATTGTCCCAGGTTGCGCATATCACCCCGATCCGGCGTTGCGGTAACTCCAAGTACCTTAGCTTCGTCAAAGTGCTCCAGCACCCGCTGGTAGCTGTCAGACAAGCAATGATGAGCTTCATCCACAATGATTTTGTCGAAGTAATTGGCAGGAAATTGTTTTAACCGTTTTTCCCGCATGAGGGTCTGAACGGATCCCACTACAATGCGGAACCAACTGCTTAGGCAAGACTCTTCCGCTTTCTCCGTCGCACATCCAAGTCCGGTTGCCTTTGCAATCTTGTCGGCTGCCTGCTCCAGAAGTTCCCCCCGGTGTGCCAGAATCAGGATACGATCGCCAGCTCTTACACAATCCTCTGCCACCTTTGCGAAGACGATTGTTTTGCCGCAGCCCGTAGGCAAGACGAGGAGTGTCTTGTCTACCTTTTCCCACTCCTCGAAAATTGCCTGCTTCGCATTTGTCTGATATGGCCTAAGCTCCATTAAAATTCACCTGCCCTAAAGGTTTTCTGCTCTTTCGGGTAGAGCTTTAGTACTTCGTTTGCTTCTCCGCTGGTTCCCTTTTCTTTGTTTTCCCATTTGCGGATCCCGATTTTCGCCCTGCCGGTGGAACCGATTACGTTTCCCCATTTCGGGGCAACCTTTTCGCCTTTTTTCTTCATCCCAATGGATACAAAGAACTCCGAAAGCCTCCACTCAAGTGTTGAATATAAGAGCAGATTATGATTAATCGTCGTGCTCTTTTCCCCGTCCTTGATCTTGACCTTAATAATGGCTTTGTTGCAGGGCGGGATCTTCTCCCCACCCTGGTATCTGGCCCGCTCGAATCCAGTCACTTCAAAATCATAGTCCCCTTCGGGAAATACAGTAAACTCCGCTGAATCCTGCTCAATTTCGTCTTCCCAGTCCAATGCTCTTTCTGTTTTTTCATTCATAATCTCAACCTCCATTTTTTTGTTCAAACGGTATTTCTGTCTTGTCTAAGTCCTTGCGTATCATTTCATAAACTTTGTCCCAAAATGCAACCAGCCAGCCCTCTATAAAATCATCCCCGTAATTCTCGATTGGCGTACTCTGCGGGAAGTATCCCTTTTTCGCTACAACCCACTGGATTTCCTCTTCTGATATAAGGTTACTTTCCATTAGATCTTTTAACTTCCTTCGAGCTGGCGATAAATCAGACTTTTTCTCTTTCGGAGCTTCCTCGCTTTTCTTCCCGGAATCCCTGCCCTCAAAATCCATTTCCATTTGATTAATGAAGGATGTGTCAACGGTCGGCTTATCCGGCTCAAACTTGGACTCATGGATCTGTTCAGGTTCCGGCTTTGCCGTTTGTACCGGGCTGATTTCCGCAAAGATATGTTTGATTTGTTCGTAATCAAAGGGCATTTCGTCCGGCAGCTCGTGCCGGTTCTTCGCATCCCAGCACGGGTGGTGCGTTGCATACATGACCCGCCTGCCGCCCTGTGCTTTGTTCTTGCCTTTTCCAGCGCCCTGACCGTCCACGTTTGCCACGTAGATTTTGTAATTAGCAAACAACAGCATGTCGGACCATTCCTTTGCCAGAGGGGCAATCTGTTTGGATAACTTCAACTCCCAGTGATCATAGGCGCCCATTTCTTCCGGCTGCTCGATCTTCCTCATAGTCGCGTGGGCGTTTAAGACGATGTTGATGCCTGCCTCCTTGACTTCTTCAAGGAGGTTTAACAGTCTCCCAAACTCTTCCTTCAGGTACGTGTACCCTTTTCCATAACCAAAGCCCTCGATCCCGTCTACCTGCGACTTCGCACAAATATGTTCAACACACATCCGCTCCGCCCAGTCTGCCGTATCAACAACCAATGTGCGGCAGGCGGTCGGGTTATTTTTAAAATATCGCACCTGCTCCATGAGCATGGTCCAGCTACTGGGGGTCGGGGTCCTCGCCACGTCTATCTGTGTAGTGCTGCCCTCCGTATCAATAAAGACGGGGTCTGGAAATTTTGAGGCGAACGTTGTCTTGCCGATTCCCTCGGGGCCATAAATGGTACACTTTACAGCCTTTTTAATGCGTCCTTTTATAAGTTCCATCTGAATTCCTCCCTACATTTTCAGTTCTTCTATTATTGGCTTGCAGTTTGGCGTCAGCCCATCTGCAATTTTCAGGGACATAATTCCCATTTACGTCAATCCTATCTATTGACAAAGAATTATTGTATCCGGACGATAAAGCCCATTTTCTAAACGCCATGTAATCACTTTTCCATTCTTCACAAATTTTGATTCCCCTCCCTCCATATCCGGGATAGTTTTTATTATTTTCATATAGGCAGCGTTGTTTCATGCCATGCCAAATGCTGTATAAACGTTCTTTATCCGAAAATCCATGTTTTGTGCTTCTGGCATTCCTGCTTGCTAATTGTTCGCTATGTATACACCCACATGATGATGTATTCCCAGACTTTAATGATCTAGAGGTAACGAGCGCTTCTTTTCCACAACTTCATGAGCATCTCCATAGGGCGCTTCCATTTTTTGTTCCAACTCTATTTCGCACCGTCAGTTTTCCGAATTTCTGCTCTGTCAAATCAATAAACGCTCCCATCCTAGAATTCACCTGCTTTCCATTGCTTCAAAGACTGCTCTTCCTGTTCCGGTACCGCGCTGGTCACATATCCGTCTTCGATGATAATGCTACATTCGTCGCCGGTGGACACTCGGGTAGCAATCGCCTGCAGTCCTTCCCCCTCCAGCCACACGCCAAATTCCTTAAGTGTATCAAGGTCCATCTGCTCGAGTTTATCCAGGAGGACAAAACCACAATCCGGCGTAAGCTTGCGGACAATAGCCGTGGCCACTTTTAGCTGATCCGATCCAGACATATTACCCCATTTGTACCCTTTATAAATTAGCTCGCCATCCTCAACAGAGAGGTCAGGAAGCGGCAGATCAGCCCCTTGCAGCAGGGCAATCTTTTGCTCTCGGATGCGGCTAATCTCTATTGTTATGGCATCATACTGTCCGGCGTAGTCTTTGGCATCCTCTTCGGCTTTATCTTTGTCGGAATTAATCCGCACTTTACGATTGATCTCTTCGATCTGCTCAATGTTGCGCTCTAATTCTTCTGTGGATTCGTCGTGCAGATCAAGGGCAGACTTACGAGCGATCTCCAGATCTGCCCGGACAATATTCTGTTTGCGCAGAAGTTCCTGCATTTGCTCCGTTAGCCGCTGGTCATCCTGTTCCAATTGGTGCAAGCGCTCTCGCTTGCGTTGGTTTTCCCCATTCTGTGCAAGGATTGACTGCTGCTGCTGGATCAGTTCCGACGCGGAGATCAGCTCCTTCGGAGCGTCCGGATAATAGGTTTGTTCTTTGGCGAACTTTTTTTTCTGATCTGCCACGCGGCCAATGACCAGACGTTCGTTATATAACTCCTGCTCTTTCTGCTCGAGCTTATAGAGCCGGTCTCCAACACCTATGATCTGTAGGAGCGTCTGCGCCTTTTCCTTCCCGGATGCCTGCAGGAATCGCGGCAAATCGAGCGCAAGCTGCTCGACGAAGCTGTTAAGCAGTTGCTGGCCTCCTTTCTGGCCGTTAGGGTCCGTTACCTTAAGGTCGCTGTTCTTGCCCTTGCGCTCCACGATCAAGCCATTACTAAGCGTGATCTTAAGAGCCGGCGGCAATACAGAGCCGTCCCTGTGCGCTTCAGAGGGCTTGTAGCGGTCGCCTCCCAGCGCCCATGCAATGGCGTCCAATACGGACGTTTTCCCCTGATTGTTGCGCCCGCCGATTACAGTTAGCCCGGACGCAGAAGGCTCTACTTTTACAGCCTTGATCCGCTTTATGTTCTCGGCCTCCAGCCGATTAATTTTAATCATCTTTACATATCCCCCTGTCTTGTGGTATACTTAACATAGTTAATTTGTCTTTGGCCTCTTGTGTTCCCGCACAGGGGCCTGTTTCTTTTTCCTTGTCGAACTTCTGCTTGCTTGCAACCATTACGCATCCTCCTCAAATAGCCTTACTACTGGTACCTTGTCCACAGGTCTCCAATGTATTGTCGGCGGCGTTTTCGATAAGATGCAATTTTTGCTTGCATCGCCCAAAGGGCAGAGGCGGCATTCCTCCTGCTGCGCACATACGTGGTGGATAGTTTTTAGTGCCTCTAGCAATTTCTCCAAATCCTTCATTTTGCTACACCTCCTCAAATAATTTAATTTTTGGCACTTCGTCCACGAGTTCCCACCCGCATGGGAGATTTGCTTTAACATAACAAGTGGCCTTCCCGTTGAATAGTGGACACTTGAGGCAGCTCTCGCGCCCATTACACGTGTTCTTGATAAGCTTCAACGCCTTCAATAACTCTTCCAACTTATATATCTCCTTTCTATTCTTGATCGTTCCAATCAATCCGCTGCCCGCAATGGTAGCAATAGCGACCTACTTCATCACATGGAAGATCTTTGTAACAAGCAGGGCAACCATAGACGTTCAGGTATTTCATGTCCGGAGGATTGACCTCGAGCGGTTTTCTAGGCACCTGCTTTTCCAGTGCCTTTATTGCGGTCTCTAGCTGCATTTCGGTGATCTCAATACACACAGTACCCCTTTCTCCTCTTGCTTGCCGCCTTATAGCGGCTGCCGCTCTGGCTGCTATGCTCATGTGTTTTCTCCTCTCCTATACAATCTCATCAATGATTTTTAAGATCATTTCCGTGCCGCTTTCTTCCACTACACATATCTCGTAAGATTGACCCCTAGCAAATTTGGCATAGACATACTCTTCGTCATGCACATAAGTCAGCGAAACCAGATCGTGAAGATCCTGTGTGACTTGCAGGACCGGCAGAAGCAGATCGCAAATTTCTTGCTTGCTTTCCATACTTATTTCCCTCCCTTCAAGATCGCCCATGTGCTTGCGACATACAGCCCGATTCCTACCAGCGCCATCACTGACGTGCTCCGCCTGTACAGTATCAGGATGACGAGAAGCCAGGCCGCAAAGTAGATAACGATCTTAAACACGAGGACGACTTCGCGCATTGCTTCTTTCACTTCTTGCACCTCCCAGCTTGTCCCACCTACCGGGATCACCCGGTTTCCTCCTTTGTCTCTTCAGCTTTCCTCACGCCGGTGACAGTGATTTTTGTTCCGCAGCGGTCCCCGATGATGTTGGCCAAACTCTGGAATATTTTCTGCGGATTCACCTCTCCGTGAACGATAACGATATCCTTCGATTTCATACACTCACCTCCTGTTTGATTCTATTCTTCACTGGTTGTACCGGTTGCCAAATTCTTCTATTGTGTCTTACACTTTCCGTTACCGCCTCACCTCCTATTCATCCAAAAAGTAATCAACAGTCACCTCAAAGTAGTTTGCCAGCTTTTTGAGTTTGTCGGCTGACGGTTTAGACTTTTTCCATTTAACAATGATGTGAGCAGAAAAGCCTAAATCTTTCTCAAGCCTGTAAATTGAGATGTTTTTTTTAGTACACAAATCTTTTACCTTCTCGTAAATCAAAAGCGTACCTCCTTTCAACACGATTTTTTTCTTTTTATTGTTGACAAATAGCAGAAAATATTCTATTATAAAAGCAATCTCGCAAGACCACAATCTTGTAGAGTTATGAATGCCAATCCATGAAACTGTACAAAATCATTTTACGAGATTTTTTTCTTGCTATGAACATATGATACAAGATTTTTTTCTTCTTGTCAACGCTTTTGCAAGATTTTTTTCTCGTGTTGGGAGGAAGTTGTGAATTTAAGGGATAGAGTACGAGAATTAGCAAACTTAGAGGGCATGAGTTTACCTACTCTAGAAGCTAAATTGGGGTTTGGAAATAGCACAATCGTCAAGTGGGATAAATCCACCCCAAATGTAGATAAACTTTCAAGAGTAGCCAATTACTTTGGTGTATCATTAGATTATTTGACAGGCAAGACAAATTTCAAAAAAGGGATTGAGAGATATTCAAGTTTCTGCCATGTAAATGATCCATATTTTGAAGATGTGTTTGACTTTGGAGCATTGCTTGGAGAAGAGCGGAAGGCGCAAGGCATAACTATAAAAGAAATGAGTATAGCATTAGACTTAACAGAAACTGATTTGGAAGAAATAGAAAAAGGGTTATTGCCTATTAATGAAGAGTGGGCTAAAAAAATGGCATCTTATTTAGGTACTACCATCTCCCAGGTATTATTTAATCATGACTTATATGAGGGTGATGTTCCCGAAGCATACCACGACAACGTTGATGAGTGGGAAAAAATCCAAAAGCGAATTGACGAAGAAGGACAAAAGGAAACCTACGAGAAGGATGGTCAGTTATATCACCAGATTATTGTTACTTACGAAGAGCATTCGCACATTTCAAAATATCGAACGATAGACACTAAAGGCAAACACACCGTTAACACGGTGCTTGAAATGGAGTACAATAGATGTCGTCAAGATTCATCGATTCTCAATGCCGCCCACGAACGCACAGACATTGAAGTAACTGATGAAATGAGAAAGCACGATGACGACATTATGGATGATGAGAACTTCTGATGGGGGAGTGAAATATGGTATATGACAAATTAATCATAGACGCAGATGCGCAGGGCGTGACTGTAAAGGAAAAAACCCTGGAAGCCCATGACGGCCGCATAAAGGGCAACAAAATCGCAATCAGAGCAAGTATACCAACTCGAAGGGAAAAAGCCTGCGTTTTGGCTGAAGAACTCGGACATTACTTTTTTACCTCCGGGGATATTGTAGATCAGTCAAGCACTCAAAACCGCAAGCAAGAGCTGCTGGCACGAGTAAAAGCCTATAACCACATGGTTGGACTTACCGGTATCATAAGGTCTTACGAGCACGGATGCAGAAGTCTGTACGAGATGGCAGAATATCTGGAGGTAACTGAGACGTTTCTGGCAGACGCTTTAGAGGCGTACCGGTTAAAGTACGGCGAAGGTACTGCGATTGATAATTACTACATAGCCTTTGAACCTTACTTATCAATCGTAAAAATGATTTAATTGCGACGTCGCAAAAAAGGAGAGGAAGGATTATTTATGGACGCTAAACTAAAATGCTACAAATGCGGATTTTATGCAGAGCCTGAAGCTAAGAGCTGCCCTAACTGCGGGGCTGATTTGACCAAAAGCTATACTGATCCACTTAAAAAGAAGCGAATTTTCTGGGGGATTGTGGGAGGTCTTATCATTGCAGTTGTTGCCATTGGAGGCATTATTTACACAATGTCAAATTTTACATTTCCAGGGCTATAGAATTTGCGACGTCGCACTAAGAGAAAGGAAGGCAATGTGAAGAAGATAATATTACTAATTGTTCTGGGGGTTCTATTCTGCTTATCTGGCTGCAGTTCAGCCGTTGAACTTAGTGTAGAAGATTTGTATGAGCTCCAGGAAGAAGTAACAGCTAAAGCAGTGGAACTATCTGAGTCCTCCCACTACGAAAAATTAGATGAAAGTGACGAGGAGTACCGGATAAAATTTCTGCAAGAAGCCATGGATGAATTAAAAATCACGCCAAAAGCAGAACAGAAAGTCCGTGTTAAAGGAAAATTTTACATCAGCCCGGATGGGAAAGAAGGAATGCTATACATTGAAAATGATGATAAAAACCGGTATATATACCTGGAATTATCTGATAGTAAGCTTGAGGAATGCAATGAAGAAGTCATTACTATAGAAGGAATCTTCTTTTCAAAAGACCGAGATTTTTCCAAAACTGTACTTTCGGACTGCAAGTTTATAAGCAAATAAAAACCGCCCCGGTGCTACCAACCCCAGATCGGCTCATACAGCCTGGGCAGGGTCAAGTATGTCACTGCCCTTTGGACTGTGTGGATTGAAATATGTATAAAATAAATGAAGGAGGATATCGACTATGGGAGACTTATTACGATGTGCTATCTATATCCGTGTCTCGTCAGATGAACAAGCAAAGTATGGCGACTCTATGCGTGATCAAGAGAATCGCGGGAAAGAGTACATCGATTCTCACAAAGACATGATTCTGCATGATATTTACATAGACGATGGCGTATCCGGGCAAAAGCTTCTCCGAGAGGATTTTACGCGCCTCATGGATGACATCAGGGGCGGACGGATCGACCGGGTTATCTTCACTAAGCTGGATCGCTGGTTCCGGTCCCTCCGACATTACCTCAACACCCAGGCAATCCTCGAAGAGCATAAAGTTGCTTGGACAGCCATAGATCAGCCATACTTTGACACGGCCACTCCTCACGGACGGGCTTTTGTCGCGCAGTCCATGATGTGGGCTGAACTGGAGGCGCAGAATGACGGCATCCGCGTTCGGGATGTATTTGCCAACAAAGTAAAATATGGGGAAGCCATCACCGGGAAGGTGCCGAAAGGGTACAAGATCGAGGATAAGCACCTGGTACTATCCGAAGAGGCGCCGGCCATACATGACAGCATTATGTACTACCTGCAGACAAACTCCCTAAGTGACACCCTGCGGTACATGTATAACAAACATGGGATAGATACGACGATTCAAAACCTAAAGCAGAGTATTCTGCAGAACACAAAATACACAGGACGGTATCGCGGAAATGATGACTATTGCCCCCGACTAATATCGGATGAGGACTTTGGGAAAATTCAGGACGCGCTCACTAAAAATGTACGTAGCAGCCAGCGGTATGATTACATTTTCTCCGGCCTTCTGGTGTGCGGTGAATGCGGGAGAAAGCTGATCGCCTGCCACATCAATGTGACTTCTCACCGTAAAAGCGGTGCCGTATATCATTATCGTTACCCGGCATACGAATGCAAACACCGCAGAGCACACGACAAATGTCCAAACGGGGGAGAAATACGCGAAAAACGCATTGAGGAGTACGTTATTTCCCGCCTTCGCTCCGCCCTGGAGGGAATGGTCGCCAGTTACACGGAAAAAGAAAATGTTGTGTCCGATAATCGTGCCGCCCGGGCGGCCATAAAAAAACGTATGGATCGGCTGAAGGATCTGTACCTTAACGAAGCTATATCACTGGATGAGTATAAGTTGGATCGGTTAAAACTGGAGAAACAGCTTGAGTCACTCCCTGAAGTTCCTCAAGCTCCAAAAGACCTGTCTGGCGCTCGTAACCTCCTCAATACCAATTTTGAGGAAACCTACCATCAAATGTCCAATCAGGAGAAGCGCCGCTTCTGGCGGGATGCAACGGCCGAAATACGTATATCCCGGAGTGAAAACCGGCAGCGCACCTTTGAAATTTTTTTACGTTAATATTTATTCCTCTAACTTAATTAACCCGTATGCTGCCGAAGTCCGGTTAACCCATTAAAAACCGTACTTTTCCCCACATTAGGATTGCCCCCCAGGGCAATCATCTTATCATCTGCATGCTTCTTCTGAATTACCAGTCCCAGATCCATCGCTTTTAAACCCATCGAGTCCTTGCTCAATCCCATCGGCTATTCCTCACAGCTTTGGATCCGGACGAGGGAAGAATC